GCCCAAGCCCAAGTCGAACAACGTCCCCCTGGCCAAATTGGTGCCCAAGCCCAAGTCGAACAACGTCCCCCTGGCCAAATTGGTCACGATTAATAAAAATAACGAAGTCAAGATCGGTCGTCGCAAGTGTAGACTTTATAAGAAAAGTGAATTGGTAAAATTATTCAACATGGATCCCAAATTAACAAAAAATGAAATGTGTACTCGTATAAAAAATCTCATCAAGTAATATAACAATGATCGCTTTCATCATCCTCGCACTGATTGATCTTTATCTCTTTATGCAGATGGGTAAGATTACACCCGAAGAACCTAAAAAGAACGGTTGGACCGTTTTCGGAACCATGGGATGTGGCTGGACCCGAAAACAGTTGGATTATATGAAAAAGAATGGTAAGGAACACACATTTGTCGATTGCGACAAAGGAGAATGTGGTGATGTGAAGGCGTACCCCACACTAATGAGTCCTGATGGTGAAAAATCTACCGGTTACAAGGAAGTTTAAAGTCCCCTGACGACGGAGAGACCGATCGAGAGGATAAAAGCATCGAGTAGGGTGTTGATGGGCTTGAGTACCGTGATGTGCTTCACGAGGGAACGGTTCCAGACGATGCGAAGAATGAACGTGCTGATGAGTAGCATGAGCACAAAGGTGAGAAACTCAGTGAGTGCGTCAGACTTGGAGTCAGCTTTGGTAATCTCTTGAATCATTTATTACATGTAAATATTTTTTTTCTAGTGTGTATGTAAATGAGGAAACTTCCACTGAGTGGTTCCGAAAAGAAATTCACCACTAGACTTTGGGGTAGTAACACTGGGATAAATAACAATAACTGTTACGCGTATGCAGTAGGTGACTATGAAGCCTATAGGTGGCAAAAGTCTATACCCGGTGACAGATCTGGCTTATCTGATAATGATCACACGTATACTCATTGTAGGAGACTACCCAACAGAGTCGTCTCGGATAATCCCACAAAGGTGTACAGAGTAAAAGCGGGTGAAAAATGTAAAAAAGGATATTTTAAAGTCATGATGTTCGTCTCACCGGGTAGACCCACGAATTATATTCGTCAAGGAGATTTTCACTTTTATAAACAGCACGGTGTTGTTGAATATAAAATAAAACCCGGCGACACAATTTCATCCGTGGCAAAGTTCTTTAAAGTACCTGAATCACGGATAAAGAAAGCTGGAGTATTCAAAGTGGGTAAGCGTATCATATTCAAAGCTAATATATTCAGTCACAAGCGTGGGTGGGCGACTGAACCGCTTCTGACTGATGCAAAGGGTAAAGTTATCGTCGATCCCAGAAAGTCATCTCGTAATTATCCCGGACTCAATTATGAAAGATATTGCAGTTCATTCTGTGTCAAAGATAGAGGGATCAAAGTCGGAAAGACTCACCCCAAGGTCAGACAAAAGACTGTCAAGGTCTAAACTATCATGAACATCGAACGTGATGTCGAATAAATCCATAACATTAAATATAGAATCCTCATTCAATGACACAATGTTTGAAACATCTGTGTGATTGTTGTGTATATTCACAGTCACTTTAAATTTTGTGGCATCAAACACTTTTCTACAAGTGGGACATGTATTCTTACCTCTATCCTTCCACCCCTGTAGACAATGAGAATGAAATAGATGTCCACAACGTATTGGATTATTATGCCTCGTTTCTCTCACTTCACCGAGACAAATAGAACATGTCGTCATCCTATATGAATGGTGTAAAATTATTTTTTACAATTTATCTCAGTTAATAAATGTTTGGAACTTTAAGAAGGGGTTTATTAGAGGTGTGACAAGGTGTGTTATCCTGAATATCATTAAGAATTTCGGGACCCTGTTTCTGAAGTAATTGGCGATACGAATAGTTATCCTCAAACGAAATATTATTCTTGTCCATCATGTAATTGTTAAACAACTGTGAAGAAGTGTTAATGGTGAAACACCGACCGTCAGCCATACCAAGCCTTTGAGACATTTTTACTATAAAATCAGAAATTAATTTGGTTATTTTTTATAGTCAACATCCATGAATGAAATCCCTTTTCTCTGAGCTTTTTTACAAATGGTTCACATTTGTACCCCAGGTACACATCGAAAACATCCGTCTCACTCGTGCGAGATACTCGAATTTGTTCGTTTTCATTAATGTGATTATTGATGATGTTATAGGCGAATGCAATCTCCTTGAGGGTCTCGGCTCCTGTGATGATAATCTTACCCGTGCTGAAGATGCTGCACGTGATTTCCTTCATCTCGTGACTCGGCTTGAACTTAATCTTTACCGCCGAGTACCTGTCGGGTTCGAAAGAAACCTTAAAGATGTCATTGTACTCCTCAAACCATCTCGCCACCATCATGAGATTGATGTTATAATTGAGACTGAAATTGGAATTGATCATCACCACCCTAAACGAATTAGGTGGAAGTTCGATCGTCATCTGTAGAAAATGTTTTAGTATAAACACCAACTGCGTGATGATCCTCTTACAGTCGAACAAGTCACTACAACCAGCCACTTGGATACTCCCATTCGGGAAAACCTTCACAGACTTTGTACTGTAATTGTCGTTGTACGTGAGTGTCACCTGATTGTAAAATGTAGTGGGCTTCAGTTTCCATTCGAATCCACTGGAATTGGTACCCTTGCGTCGCATCTTATAGGACCCAATCTCCTCGAATGCAGCTCGAAGGCGTTGTATGTCAATCTCCTGGATAAAGTTAGACACCATGGTGATGGTGGTAATCTTAACCCATGAAGGTCTCGTCTCTTCCGGAAGATTTTTTCGTATCTCATCGAGGGTCAAGAGATAGGAAAAACTGTTGTTGGCGATCGACGAGTACATGTTGTGATTTCATATATACATTTCTATTTGTAAAGCCTTCACTTAGGTGGAGTAAGTCCACTTACCATCATCGTAAGTGTATGTCTTTTTAGTTGAATCTGTATTTGTTGTTGTTCCTTGTGATTTTTTATCAAACAAGAGTTGTATTTTGTCGGTTGTGTTGTTGACCTTGAAAGATACCTTGGAAATTTTCGTATTATTACCCAATGATATATCAATTTTTCCTCCGGCGGCTATGGATGCCCAGGAGTCACCAGTAGCAGTCACATTACTATGTGTAGTATCAGTAGATACTATGTCGTTATCTGTTAAAATAACCTTGCTCCTATTCTCAGTACCATCCAGGAATTTGAGGGAATTGACTTCGATCGCGCCGTCACCGGCGCCGCCGGTATTCTTGATGAACACGTTCGAGACGGTATAGACAGTGTGACAGTTACCTGCCACCATGATCGTACCTTCTTCACACGAATCCAGTTCACACATGTTTATGTTCGATGTGGATTTTAGATATATTCCATGCACGTCGGCGCCATCTTTTGTGCACGTCTCTCTCGTACACCCAGTGCCATCGGTGTCCATCTTGTACCCCGTGGAGCAGCTATCGAGCACGCAGGCCCCAGCCACGTCCGTCTTGAAAACTCCACCCGTCACACTCGTGGTTGGTGTACACGCCTCACCTGATAGGTCATCCACGCATTTTTTACCAGATACGAGATATCCATCTTCACACGAGACCAACACACATTTACCATCCTCATCAATCTCGTACTCGCCTTTTTTATCTTTACCCTTACATTCATCACCTTCCTCTGGCCTGGTGATGAACCATCCGAGCCCTCCCATCAAGAGCATACAACAAAAGCAACCCATCAACACGATGAGAATGATTACAGTTTCGTCCATATAGTATACTTAGAGATTTAAATTTTATTTAGAGTACATGTCATCATTTGTAAAATCTGCGAATGTCATTCACGACATCGAGTCGGATCTCTCGTACGTCGAGATTACTTACGATAAATACACCAAGGACCGTGGATACACTACATTCACAGACTACATCAACACAGAACCCACCGCGAATTGGACTCGTATAGAATCCAAAAAACATTCACTCGTGTATGAAAAGTTTTTGGACACTATGGTGAAAAAAACACTCGAAGTTTGGCAACGAATGGCTGAACTCACATTCGATACGATCATGCTATATGAACAACCCAGTGAAGTGATCGTGCGATTGGTGCACGCCATGAAAATTCTAGATCCCTCGTTTCAACCCCCTAGGATATCCATGACTACCGACTGGCAGATGGACATCATGACCACCATGTGTAAGACGTGCATTCCACAGGCTATTCAGGCTTGTACAGAACCCTCTAGGCTCGAATACTTTTCAAAAGTACTAAAGTTAATAGAATTAGAACAATGATGAGATACCACCTCTTACGCTTCTTCTTGGGTACAGGTGCTCTTCTCTCGGAGCACGTGAATCCTCTATCGATATTGCGTCGAGGATGAACAACCTTATTCATGACTGTCGGTTTACCAACCATTTCCTTACATAAATGTGTATCACAATATACACTCTTCTCTAGTACCGGTATGTCAATCACATTTCCAATCTCTTTGAAATCATCCGGACGATTCATTTGTCGCACACCACCTGGAAGGGAAAAATCGTGTGTAACAAATGGATTCACATCATTCATCGTATCTTCGTCACTGAGCATATATTCACTCATGTTTAATATTACTTTAGATTATATTTTTTACTCACTATTTTCATGCTATGTTCCTCCCACATCTTATCGAGATCTACATTTAACATGTGTGCCAACTGAAAGAGGTAACTGAACACATCACCCATTTCCATCATGACATCCGTACCCCGGTCCTTTTTCAAATTCGTCTTTTTGAATGTTCGTTTGTGCTGCCTAATCGCAGATGCGAGTTCCCCAAATTCTTCCGTCAGGAGAAGCCATACGGTATCTATGGCGGCTCGGTCCCACCCTTTAGACTTACATACCTTTTCCGTCTCTTGTTTGTAGTAATTCAAAGTCATGACTTAGTACTCAAGGTGATCATATCTTTAATTAAGACCAATCTTATCGTTGTACCCAATCTTTTTACCAACCGTACTCGTGTTTACAGGTTGATCCAGAGGGGTTGAGATGGTATCTATGTCCTTGGCGTAGGCGATGTACTGCGAAACCCCAGTCTGAATCTGAGAGATGGCCGTGGTGATGACCCGTGTGTTGAGTTCCTTTACCTGTTCGTTTACCCTAGAGTAGTGATCACCGGAATTATTGATGAATACCATTCGCATGATTCCCTGTAAGTCATCAGCGTTTTGATAATCGATGGCTATGCCAGTCTTATTCCTGAATGCCTGGCGAATACCACGCTGGAGAAGATTTTTATTAAAGTCTGAAAAAAAGAGAGTATTCAATGGTGTGTCACACTGTGTGAGCGTGTCAGACATTTAATATAGTCACCGAAAAAAATTGTGTGTACGTAGTAAATGTTAGACTTTGCTGAATTTAACAATAAGCCAACAATCGTCGATGACATTCCATGCAAACCCCCAGCCTGTTTCGTTGGATCGTATCCACCCGTCTCTAAGCCAGGTGAAGAGGGGGCTTTTTTTGTCAATACCTATCTCCTTCAACCCACTAGGAAGTTCGAGGTGTTTGGAACCGTACCCGTCAGGAGTAAAGATCTCACGCAGTAATGTAGTTAAAAATAAAAGTGTATATGTATGTATATGAGGGTCATTAAACGCTCAGGTCGTATTGAGGATATGAAGTTTGACAACGTCACCAATAGGATCAAGAATTTGACACATGGACTCTCTGATAAATGCGACTCTTCTAAAGTTGCACAACAAGTATTTTCATCCATGTACGATAACATCACCACACAAGAGATCGACACACTTTCTGCAGAAATTTGTGTGGGTATGATTACATCCGACCCTGATTATGAAATTTTAGCCACTCGAATCATCGCGAGTAATATCCAAAAGGTGTGCCCAAATAACGTCCATTTGGCCATGAAGAAACTTCAAAAGTCTGGTATCGTGACCGATGAGGTCGCTGAGGTGGCTCAGGCGGTCAAGGAGCATATCAAACCTGACAGAGATTTTGACTTTGGATACTTTGGTCTCAAGACGCTCGAGAAGAGTTATCTCCAGAAAGTGGATAATAAACTCATAGAGACTCCGCAGTATATGTTTATGCGTGTCGCCATAGGTATTCATGGAAGGGATATTCCATCCGTCATCGAAACTTACGACAACATGTCAAGAGGATTATTCATTCATGCGACACCCACACTCTTCAACGCGGGCACCCCTAGACCACAGATGTCTTCATGCTTTCTCATCGCAAATAAGGCAGACAGTATAGATGGTATTTATGGCACCCTCACAGAATGTGCTCAAATTTCCAAATGGGCTGGGGGTATAGGCATGCATATCCATGATATTCGTGGTAACAAGTCAAAGATTAAAGGAACAAACGGTCAATCGGATGGAATCATACCGATGCTTCGAGTATTTAATGCCACCGCGCGATATGTCAACCAGGCTGGTCGTCGCAAGGGGTCGATCGCTGTGTATCTGGAACCGTGGCACACGGACATCATGGACTTTTTAGAACTTCGACTCAATCAGGGTGACGAAGATGCCAGGTGCCGAGATCTCTTTTCCGCTTTGTGGATTCCCGATTTATTCATGAAGCGTGTCGAAGAAAATGGCAAATGGTCCCTCTTCTGTCCCGACACGGCGAAAGGTCTCAGCGATGTCGTGGGTGATGAATTCGAGGCTCTCTACACCAAGTATGAAGAGGATGGTTTGGCTACGGCGACCCTCTCAGCCACGGATGTATGGAAGGCGATTCTAAAATCACAGACGGAAACTGGTACACCCTACATGCTTTACAAAGACGCGTGTAACAAAAAGAGTAATCAAAAAAATCTAGGCACCATCAAGAGTTCAAATTTGTGTGTCGCACCTGAGACTATGATTCTTACGAGTGAAGGACAACAGATGATTTCAGAACTCAAAGACCAAGAAGTCCAAGTATGGAATGGTGAAGAATTTTCAAAGGTTACCGTTCGACAGACGGGTGAAAATCAGAAACTTATCAATGTGAATACGAGTAGGGGTCTCTCTATTAGATGCACACCATACCATAAATTTTGGATAGTCGGTGAATCTGAACCAGTCGAAGCTCAATACCTTAAAAAGAATATGAAAATTATTAAACATTCTCTCCCATTGATCAAAACAAATGATAAAAAAATGAAATATGCATACACTCATGGTCTATTTTGTGCTGATGGAACCATATCATTTTCCGGAGATCTGGTGAGATGTTCTTATAAGGCTAAGAAAAATGGTCTTTGTATGCGCCATCAATTGAACGAAAAAGAATACGAAAATGATGGTAGTTGCCAAGCAAATTCATACTCCGAACAGAAGTGGTTGGATCTCTATCACGAAAAAAAGAAACTCATACAGTTTACCGAATATGATTATGCTGTTACGAATGAATCTTGTAATCGAATTCGTCTTCGTCTTCCAAAAGATATTGAGAATAAGTATGTTGTACCCATGAACTATTCACTCGAAACTAAGCTCGAATGGTTGGCTGGTTTCATGGATGGTGATGGTTGTGTCGTACAACATCAAGGGGGGTGTGGTGTATCTATTCAAATTGGTTCTATTCATTATATATTCTTGCGTGATATTCTACTCATGCTTCAAACCATGGGTGTCAATTCTCGTATCAATGTAGCACGAGATGAAACATACAAATACATGCCAGGTGGTCGATATGCATGTAAAAAGCTGTGGCGCCTTCTAATTCCAAGTGGTGGTGTTGAAATTCTAAAGACTCTCGGTATTCAGATGAAACGTCTGAATATAGGTACAGAATCACAACCAAATCGCCAGGCACTTCATTTTGATAAGATTGTATCCGTAGAAGATGTGGGTGATACAGCGAATACCTTCTGTTTCAACGAGCCACTCAGGCACCGGGGTGTATTTAATGGTATTATAACAGGGAACTGCACTGAGATTTTAGAGTACACCGACAAGGACGAGACATCTGTGTGTAATTTGGCATCCATAGCTCTTCCAAAGTATGTGGATGTGGAGACGAAAACTTTTGATCACACGAAACTTCATCAAGTGACCAAGGTGGTGACTAAAAATTTAAATCGAGTCATAGATCGTAATTTTTATCCAGTAGAGACTGCGAGAAGATCCAACACGAAACATCGACCGATCGGTTTGGGGGTACAGGGACTCGCGGATGTATTCATCATGTGTGGTCTTCCATTCGACTGTGAAGAATCGCGTCTCATGAATGCGCACATATTTGAAACCATCTACCACGCAGCCTTAGAGGCGAGTGCGGAATTGGCGGAGACCCATGGACCTTACGAGAGCTTCCATGGGTCCCCCGCTTCCGAGGGTATTCTCCAACCCGACATGTGGGAAGGGGAGACGAAATTCAGTGGACGGTACGATTGGGACGCCATGCGAGAGCGTGTAAAGACTGTGGGTCTACGCAACAGTCTTCTCGTGGCACCCATGCCCACCGCATCGACTGCACAAATATTGGGTAATAACGAGTGCTTCGAGCCGTACACGACCAACATCTACCTGAGGCGTACACTGGCTGGTGAGTTTGTGGTGGTGAATAAGCACCTCGTGGAGGATCTGAAACGCGTGGGGTTATGGTCCAAGGAGATGAAGGATCTCATGGTCAAGGCTGGTGGATCGATTCAAAACATCACGAACATTCCAGAAGACATCAAGAAAAAATATAAGACTGTATGGGAAATTAGTCAAAAGTGCATCATAGACATGGCGGCTGACCGTGGTCGCTTCATAGATCAGTCACAGTCCATGAACCTCTTCATGGAAAGTCCCACCCTCTCGAAGTTGTCGTCTATGCACATGTACGCATGGAAATCGGGTCTCAAGACTGGAATGTATTACCTTCGCTCAAAAGCGAAAGCTAGACCCATTCAGTTTAGTTTGGAACCTGATTGTGTGGCTTGTTCCGCTTAAAGTTTTCGTTCATTTCAATGGTAGTAGTAAATGGATAAGGCTATCGACAACATACAATTCAATGCATTTAATAATCGTAAAATCGTGATATCCACTAAACAAGGAACTTCCCTTCGTGTGCAATTTCCACGGATGTACATGCCGTTCGGCATCTCCGGATTTACACCAGAGGTGGGTGATGTTAAATACAACGTAGATTTCGCCATCAAGGGGTACGACGAGGATGGGAGCTACATGTACGCGTTTTATAATTCCGTGCGTCGATTAGAGGATATGGTGATTGATAATGTGGTTGAACAAAGTGAGGCCATCTTCGGTAAGGGTATGTCGAAGGAAGAACTCGTACCGATGTTCAATTCAAACATAAAGGAAAGTCAGGGAAGAGAGCCTAAATTCAGAGTAAAGGTAGATGTCACCATGGACGATCAACTGAAGGCGAGTGTTTTTGACGCGGATAAAAATCCAAAAAACGACGAAGTGTCAAATGGTCTCTATGCAAGAAATTCGGGACATGCCATCGTGGAACTCAATAGTGTGTATTTCTTGAATAGAAAGTTTGGGTGTACATGGAAATTGAATCAGCTCGTAGTCTATGAGCCTCAACATTTAAAAGGATTTCAATTTGTTATTTAATAATAAAATACTATATATAGCCTGAGCCTCCTCAAGAAGTTTACCTTGAATCCTGGTAAATTTCTTTGGGTCCACGCCATGATTTATTTTTGCTATTCTAACAGACTCTTTCCATGCAGCGAGTGTCATGTTTATTTTTACATCATATTT